ATGAAGGAAGAGTTCACTAAGGCTGAGTACCAAGGTGAGAAAGTAACTTTAAACAAGCCTCGCCGTATTCAAGGTGGCAACAAGAAGTTTGAAGTGTTCGTGCAAGATGGTGATAAGGTAAAGCGAGTTACCTTTGGAGATCCTAACATGGAGATCCGTAGAGATGACCCTAAAGCCAGAGCTAATTTCCGCTCCCGCCATTCTTGCGATACCAAGAAAGATAAGACTACAGCAGGTTACTGGTCTTGTCGTATGTGGGAAGGTGGAACATCAGTGTCCGAATTAACAAAGAGTATTGAAGGGCAAATCCTCAAGGCTGACGAAGAACAGCGTCTAGTCTACGGATGGGCCTCAGTCGTTACTGAGAAAGGTGAGCCAGTGGTTGACCGTCAAGGTGACGTAATCGAACCTGACACACTCGTTAAGGCTGTCAATGGCTTTATGGAGCATATTCGTGTCGGTAAGCAGATGCATACAGGGGATCAGATTGGAGCAGTTATTCATTCTATGCCTATCACTAAAGAGATTGGTGAATCCCTTGGCATTCAGAGTGACCGTGAAGGCTGGGTTGTAGCTTTCAAAGTCTATGACGATAATGTCTGGGCGAAGGTTAAGTCTGGTGAACTTGCGGCCTTCTCTATTGGGGGTCGTGCAATCAAGGAGGACTATAGTGCCTAACCTTTTAAAACAGCTTGAACTGGAAGAGTTGTCTTTGGTGGATCGTCCAGCAAATGCACAGGCAATGGTCTCCTTGTACAAGCGTGATAATTCCAATGGAGAACCTATGGAACATGAAGTAACAGAAAAAATGTCTGATGATCTGAAGGCCAAACTGAAGCCATACATGGATAAAGGTATGTCTGAAGAAGAAGCCATGAAGATGTACAACATGGACATGAAGAAAGCTGATGATGCAACTGCTGAAGAGCTTGAAATCGAAACTCTTAAGGCTTCTGAAGTTGCTCTTAAGGAAGAAAACGAGCGTCTTCGTAAGTCTCTCATCGAGAATGGTTATGTCATTAAAGCTGACGTAATTGAGAAGAAAGCTGAACCTGAGTATGTAGAATATGACGGTGAGCAAATCAACAAAGCTGACATCCCTGCGCCTATCCTTAAGGCTCTGGAAGAAGCTGAAGTTGCTAAGGCAGATGCTGAACTGACTAAACGTGCAGAAGAAGCTCTACCTAACTTCAACATCGAAGTAGCTAAAACACTTATTGCTAAGTTCGATACAGATGAAGCAGTTATGGAAGCTCTGAAGGGTGCTGATGCAGTATTCGGAGAGTCTATGGAAGAATTTGGTAAGTCTGATGCTGATGGCAACTTCGCTACAGCGCAGGACAAGCTAGATGCCCTCGTTAAGTCTTATATGGACGAAAACAAAATCAAGAAGAGCCAATATGCTGTAGCTTATGCCGCAGTTGCTAAGACCGATGAAGGTAAAGCTCTTATCAACAAATCCTATAAAGGAGAATAAATATGGCTGTAATGCAGTCCCGTGATACACGGTCTTTTGTTGCTGGTGAGAGTCTCACAGCAGCACAATTCAAGTTCGTTACTCTGGAGAGTGATGGACAAGTAGATCTGGCAGATGCTGCTGGTGAAAATTGCATCGGTGTTCTTTTGAACAACCCTGCTGCTGGTGAAGCTGCTACTGTAGCTATCTCAGGTAAGGTTATGGTAACTTCTGGTGGTACTATTGCCGCTGGTGCTGCCATTCAAACAGATGCAAATGGTGACGCACTCACCGCCGCCTCTGGTGACGTTGTTATGGGTTATGCTTTGGAAGCAGCAGTTGATGGTCAGATCATGGCTATTGAACTCATCCAAGGCGGTAACGTTGTAGCTTAATCCAGCATAGAAAGGAATAAATAATGCCCTTGCTGACTCCATCCGCAGTGCATGTAGATCAGCCGCTGACTAACCTCACGCTGGCTTATGCACAATCACAAGAAAACTTTATCGCTGATAAGGTATTCCCAACTGTCGGTGTTTCAAAACAGTCTGACAAATACTACATCTATGACCGTGCGAATATGAACCGTACTGGTGACGTAGAGAAACTAGCTCCACGCACAGAAGTAAACCGTATCGGTATGACTTTATCGACCAGCAGCTACTTTGCTGACGTATATGGTCTTGGTATGGATTTCGATGAGCAAACTTTGGCTAACGAAGATGCTATGTTGGACATCCGTTCTGCTGGTGCTGAAACCTTGGCGATGCGTCTGATGATCCATCGTGAAGAGCAGTTTGCAACCAACTTCTTCTCAACAGGAGTTTGGGGAACAGACAACACATTGTCAGGTACTGATCAGTGGTCAGACTACACCAACTCAACACCAATCCAAGATGTAACTGCTGCTCGTCGTGCAGTACAGTTGGCTTCTGGTGGCTTCAAGCCAAACACAATGGTTGTTGGTAAAGAAGTACGTGATAAACTGATCAATCACCCAGATATTCTGGCACGTTTGAACGGTGGTGCAACTGTAACTAACACAGCTTTGATCACAGATGCTAAGTTGGCTGAAATCTTTGAGGTAGAGAACTTCTACGTCATGGAAGCTGTCAAGAACTCATCAGTAGAAGGTGTTGCAGAAAGCAATGCGTTCATCGGTGGTAAAAATGCTCTGTTGGCCCACACACCAAACAATGCTGGTCTTATGTCACCAGCCGCTGGTTTGACCTTCGCTTGGAATAACCTAGAAGGTGTGAACAACTTGGGTATCACTGTTGAGTCATTCTCAGATGATGCTCTGAAGCGTCAGCAAATTGCTGAGATGATCCAAGTTAAAATGTCTTACGATATGAAAGTCGTAGGCGCTGACTTGGGTTACCTCTTCGCTGCTGCTGTAGCTTAATATTTCTATCGGTGGGGGCTGTAGTCATGGCCCCTGCCATCCTTCCCCGACGAAAGGTAGTACAATGATCCGACAAGAGAATATGCCATTTCAAATAGACCGTCCAGTCTTTGTTAAGTATCCATTTCAATCTTTGGGTAGACAATTAAAGAAGGGTGAGGAGTTTAAATGGAAAGAGATTGGTGTCAGTGAAGATAAAGCACTAATCTTATACACACAAGGTTTCATTCATCATAACTCAGAGTTTGAAGTAGAACTTAAAGTTGGTGATGGACTAGAGCAACTAGATGTAGCTGGATTGCATGGCCTTGTAGACAGTATCAACGCTAAAGTAAAGTCTAAGACACCCTCTGAAGCTGAGTTCCAAAAGAAGAAGTGTAAGAAGTCTAAGATAGTTGATAAACAGCGTGGGCTTATCCGTAGCTGGCGTAGAAATTATGGTCACATGGAGACTGATTAATTATGGCTTGGTCGTATGATGCAACTGATTTAGGTACAGGTACAGCCTCTGGGCGTTTGAACTCTGTACGGCTCCTTGTAGGAGATACTGACACTAACGACCAACAAGTCCAGAATGAAGAAATTACTTTTGCTTTATCTCAGACCAGTGACAATATCTATCAGGCTGGTGCTTGGACTGCTAGAACGATAGCTGCACAATACTCTCGTAGGGTCACACAGAACCTCTCAGGCGCTCTGAGTGCTAACTATAGTGACCTAGCCAACCAGTACACACAGCTTGCATTAGACCTTGAGCTTAACGGTAAGAAGGCTGGGGCTAGTGTGGGAGTTAAGGCTGGCGGTATTAGTATTGCAGTTGTGGATAACGTAAGGCAGAATACAGACCGTGTTCCACCATCTTTCCGTAGAGACAGGTTTAAGAACCCACCAAGTTATAGTGGTGATGATTACGACTACAGTTAAGGGGTAGGTAATGGCATTCTCAAGAGGTTATAACCTACTCAAGATGGTAGAGGAGTTTGGTGAGCCACTCACCTTACGCAAGAAGACTACAGCAGGAACCTACGATCCTACTACTGGGTCAGTGACAGGTTCCGCTACAACTGACTACAGCTTTGAGGGTTACTTCTACAACTACGATCAAGGTATCATAGCTAATGTAGATGAGATCCGTAGAGGCACCCGTAAATGCGTAGTCCCAGCTTTAGGATTGGCAGTAGAACCCGATGACGAAGATCAGATTATTGGTAACGGTGACACAGTTAATGTTATTTCTGTTGTTACTATATTTTCTAATGGGGTCAAGATTTGTTTCTTGTGTGATGTGAGAGAGTAATGAGAACTCAGTTAAAGGTCATGCCTTCCCTACAGAGGAAGATAGATGGTCTTAAGGCTTTAGCTGAACAACAAGTAGAGCGTAAGCTAGTTGACATGGCAGTTGATGCAGTCGGTTTAGGTACAATAAGAGTTCCTGTAGATACTGGTGCATATGTAACATCTTTCTCATTTAATGTAGGTGCTGGTAGACCTAGAGGTAAAAGCTCTAAGAATAAGCCTAAAGCTAATGAACAAGCTGCGAGAAATGAAGGCTTAAGTAATCTTACTCAAGACTTAGAAAGAATACCTTCCTTGTTGGATACTACCCGAATAGAGCTTCGTAACAATAGTCCTCACGCCAATGACGTTGAACGTGGAGAAGGTTGGCCCAAAACTAATGGCTACTTTGTGTTTACCCAACTAAAGAGAAAGTATAAACGTGGCTAGTATCTATAATGACATACGGGCAGCACTTGAGAACAAGTTAGCTAATACTGCTAGTTTGCCATCAGGCATAGCTTATGAGAATGTCTCATTTAGCCCAACGACAGGTACAAGTTACCTACAGACTAATTTCCTCCCGACACTCCGTAGACCCGCTGTAAGAGGTTTAAACCCACAACAGAGATACGATGGTGTGTTTGTTGTAACTGCCTACACCCCAGAAGGTAATGGCCCCGCCGCTGCTGATGCCTTAGCTAATACTATATTAGAGGCTTTTGAAGCAACCACTAAAATCTCCTACACTGGGGATGAAACAATAACTGTATCTATTGACTACGCTGATAGACAGCAAGGTTTCTTAGATGCACCTTGGTACTACGTTCCGATTAATATCGGATGGTACTGTTATAATAATTAGGAGAATATAACATGGCCTTCGCACAAGGTTCTCGTTCCAGTCTATCTTACTCGGTAGAAACAACCTTTGGAACTGCCGTAACGCCGACTTTAAACTTACCCTTTTCTACACACTCTCTAAATATGACAAAAGATCGTGTAGCTGGCACTGACATTGAAAGTGATCGTATGCCTAGAGTTGATCGTCACGGAAATAAACAAGTAGCTGGTGATATTGTAGCTGACTTACGTGATG